GAGTTCCTGAACTCAGAGGTATTCCCCCACCACCAGTCCTGGATTGATGTTCTTGAGGGTAACCAGCCGTCTTGGATTCATGAGTCTATGACCTATGAGCCTGGCAATCGCCGTAGGCTTCTAATTAACGTACCCCCCGAGCATGCCAAGTCTACAGTCCTAACGGTAGGTTACGCCACCTATCGCATTGCAATGGACCCAAACATCCGTATTGTTGTAGTTTCCCAGACTCAGGCTCGCGCCAAGGAATTCCTCTTCTCTATCAAGCAGCGCCTCACCGAGCCTAACTGGGCTAAGTTGCAATCCGTCTATGGACCTGCTGGAGGCTACCAAGCCACCGCAGACCAGTGGACACAGGACCGCATCTACCTAGAGCGCGACTCTGGCGAGAAAGACCCTACTGTTCAGGCTATTGGTATGGGTCAGCAGATTTACGGTACCCGCGCCGACCTCATCATCCTAGATGACGTTATCACGACAACCAACGCCCACGAGTGGGAAAAGCAACTTAACTGGTTGCAGAAGATGGTTATCACCCGTGTGGGTGCTACAGGTACTTTGGTTATTGCAGGTACCCGTGTATCCTCTATAGACCTCTATAAAGAAATCCGCAACCCAGAGAACTGGTCTGGGGATAAGTCCCCATTTACCTATCTGGCTATGCCAGCGGTTCTTGAGTACTCAGACAAGCCCGAGAACTGGGTAACCCTCTGGCCACACTCAGACCGTACGTGGGATGGGGCCGACCCCGAATACGACTCAGAACTTTTAGTACAGGATGAAGATGGATACTACCCCAAATGGGATGGCAAGCGGCTCTACCACAGGCGCAGTGAAGTTAACCCTTCTACTTGGGCTCTTGTATACCAGCAACAAGATGTGGAAGAAGACGCAATCTTTCCGCTCATCTCTGTTAACGCGAGCATCAATCGCATGCGTAAGCCTGGTATCATCAAGCCAGGTACTCCAGGACATCCCCGAGATGGACAATGGGTAACCATATTAGGATTTGACCCAGCCATGGTAGGTAACTCTGCTATGGTAGCCTACGCCGTAGAACGGCAAACAGGGCGACGTATGGTACTAGATGTGTTTAACATGACAGAACCTACACCAGCAAAGATTCGTAACCTCATTGAAGAATGGGTTACTAAGTATAACCCGATAGAGATTCGTATTGAAATCAATGCGTTTCAAAAAGCCTTCGCGCTGGATGAAGACCTCCGCATGTGGCTTGCCAATCGGGGTGTCCGATTCAGTGAGCAATTCACTGGCAAGAACAAGTGGGACACAAACTTTGGCGTTGCTGGTATGTCTGGGTTGTTTGGCTCTATCCGTGAGGGTAAGCATCAAAACGATAATCTGATAGAACTACCAGATAATACTAACGAACACATTAAGGCTCTGGTCAACCAGTTAATTACTTGGAAGCCAGATACTAAGAATAAGACCGACTGCGTTATGGCTTTATGGTTTTGTGAACTGCGGGCAAAAGAACTTGTCCAGCAATCAGGAAGCCGCATCTACCACACCTACAACAGGTACGCGACACGTCGCAATGAAGAGCAACGTATGGTCTTTGACTTAGACGAACTTGCTGCAGAACAATCTATAATCTACATTTAGGGTTACAATGCTAACTATCGAACAAATCACCAACAAGGTAGTGTCCTTACAGGAACGCTACTCTTCACGTGACCAACGCATGCGCGACATCACTATGGTTCGCCGTGGCAACATGGAATCCGTGGCTCCAGATATGTTCCCTGAGGGAATCTCTAAGCCAATGATTGCCAACTTCGTTGACGTTGTTGCTCGAGACTTAGCAGAGACCTTAGCCCCGCTACCTTCCTTTAACTGCTCAACAATTAATAGCACAAGCGATTCTGCTCGCAAGGCTTCAGACAAGCGAAGCATGATTGCTAATAACTATGTTCAGAATTCTGGGTTACAAACTCAGATGTACACTGGAGCGGACTGGGTATTTACTTATGCCTACATGCCCATTGTTGTAGAGCCTGACTTTGAGGCTCGTATGCCACGTATCCGTATAGAAAACCCAATGGGTGCTTACCCTGAGTATAACCGCTATGGAAAGTGCGTATCATACACAAAGCGTTACCTGAAGACTATACGGGAATTAATTGTAGATTTTCCTGAATACGAATCACTTATTGTAGGTAAACTTGGTCATCAAAACCAAGACCTAAACACCGAACTAGATGTCATGCACTATCAGGATAAAGACCAAATCGTCATGTTCCTGCCACAGCGCGACTCACTGGTGTTGCGTAAAGCAAAGAATCCTTTAGGCAAACTATCCGTTGTTGTACCTCGTAGACCAGGTATTGACGTAGATGACCCTCGTGGTCAATTTGACGATGTGCTATGGGTGCAGATTGCACGAGCACGCTTTTCCCTTTTGGCAATGGAAGCAGCAGAGAAATCTGTACAGGCTCCACTTGTCGTTCCTCAAGATTTGCAAGAGTTTGCATTTGGTCCTGATGCAATCCTTCGTACTAACAACCCTGCAGGCGTACGCCGTGTAGGACTAGAACTACCTACTGGTGCATTTACCGAACAGCAGATTCTGGAAACAGAAATGCGTATGGGTTCACGTTACCCAGAAGGTCGCTCAGGAAACATGGATGCCAGTGTAATTACTGGCTCTGGTGTCCAAGCCCTTATGGGTGGCTTTGATTCTCAAATCAAGGCTATGCAAATGATTCTTGGCGAAGCAATGGAAGAAGTTATTGCCCTTTGTTTTGAAATGGATGAGAAATTATTCCCAGGCGAGAAGAAGCAACGCGGAACCTTTAACGGTGCACCGTATGAATTTAAGTACGATTCAGAAAAAGACATTGCTGGTGACTACACCATTCAAGTTCGTTATGGACTTATGGCTGGACTTGACCCATCACGTGCACTTATCTTCTCACTACAGGCTTTACAAGCCAACTTAGTATCCCGTGATTTTATCATGCGAGAGTTACCATGGAGCATGAATGTTTCAGGTGAACAAGAGCGCATTGATATAGAGCGAATGCGTGATTCACTATCAGCATCGCTAGCGTCTCTAGCACAAGCAATCCCACAGATGGCTATGCAAGGACAAGACCCATCAGGTATTGTGGAACAGATTGCAAAGGTTATTGACCTACGCCGTAAAGGCAATGCAATTGAAGAAGCAGTTGTTAAGGTATTTGAAAAACCAAAGCCAGCACCAACTTCTCAACAACCACAAGCACCTGCGCAGATGTCACCAGAAGAACTGGTTGCACAGTCTATGGGTCAGGCTGCTACCCCAGCAGAAGAACCAGCACCTCCAACTGAGGAGCAAGTTCCACCTGCAGGTCCTGCTGGGGGGCAACCGCCAGTCGACTTGGCTGGAATCTTGTCTCAACTTGGCGGATAGCAATGACAACAATTATTGCCGTACAATACGACAATGGTTTTGTATTTGCAGCAGATAGCCAAATCACTGAGAATGAACGCCCCTACATGCACAGTGATGTTAGAAAAATCACCGAAGACGGTGACTATGTAATTGCTGGAGCAGGAAACGCGAGACTTTGTGATGTTGTCCAGTACGGATGGAAACTACCTCCATACGATGGAACTGACGGATACCGCTTTATGGTTAGCAAGGTTATTCCAGAAATAAAAAAAGCCCACGATACAACTGGAACTACTTTAGAAAAAGATGATGGATTCTCATTCCTCATTGGTTTAGATAATAAGATTTATTACATTGCTGAAGATTACTCGGTACTACGTACCGATACAGGAATCTACACAATGGGTACTGGTGGAGAACTAGCATTAGGTGCATACCACTGTGGTGCTACAATTAGACAAGCAATGCGAACCGCTATTAAATTTGATGTCAATAGCGGTGGTAAAATACAGATTGTGAAACGAGGAAAGCAAAATGGCTAAACAAGGTGGATACCGCAGACCAGCCAATCCCGCACCAGTTTCAGGACCAGGTAAGTTATCGCAGCGTACAGATGGTGGACCATCCAGCAAGTCAGCAATTCAGGGTGTTCGTGAGATGTCTGGTGGTGGCAAGTACGGAGAACGTAAAGCCCTAGAAGAAGCACAGTCAGGTGCTCCTATGGCTGGTAACCCAGTTATGGGTGCAGCACCTGCTATGACTTCTGCAGCCCCTGTAGCGGGACCAGCAACTGGATTGTTTGACCCTACGCAAAGACCTAATGAACCAGTTACTGCTGGCTTACCAGTTGGTCCAGGAGAAACCCCTGCACCTAACATGGTTGGTGACTATGACATGATTATGAAATACATGCCAGCACTAGAACTTATGGCATCTCAAGAAGATGCACCAGAAGCATTCAAATCGTTAGTAAAATATGTAAAGGTTACGGCAGAGCAAGTATGAACTTACAAGAAAACGTAGCAGCATTTGTTAACGTTTTTGGTGTAGAGAATTCTGAAGTAGCATTCCCGTTCGGATTAGTTGATTGGGAGTCTTCAGATGACCGCAACAAATTCATTACACAGATACTAGAACTTAATAATGGAGAAAAAGTTGGAGACCTGTAATGGCTGACAACAAAAATATCCTTGATAGTGTTCTACAGGCACCAGGTGGTTTAGCAAGTCGCGCCCTTCAGGGTGTCGCAAATACTGCTCGTGATGAAGATGGTCCAACTGGAGATGTATCTAGAAAGATACTAAATTTTGTTTCGTCTGACGAAGCAATGACTA